ATTCGAACCCCGGACAACTTGATTAAAAGTCAAAGATTCGAAATGCCACCAACGCCTGTAAACAAGGGATTTCTTGTTCTTTCTCTTAGTCATTTTTTAGACATTTTAAATTTTATAATATTTTTAGACTTATGTCAATACGATGATACAATATTCAGGACGGCAGATCCATCCGTCCGACACTCATATATGCCGCCCGTAAAAAGGTGTGCATCATTTCGGTTGTCAGGATCATCCCTTCTGGCAGCCGGAACTTGAATGTATTACCTGGTATCTCCAAAAACTCTTGGTAAAGCAAAAATGTATCGTAAGATTCGTATATTTGATATTCCATATCTATCCCCTCCATTTATTCCATTATATCATAAAAATATTTTAAAAACTTTTCAATTTGCTCTTGACTTTACGCCAATATTGGCGTAAAATATAACCATAAGATAAAGCAAAGGAGATAACGAAAATGAAAAAATACAACTTATCCAAAATTATGAAAAGAGCATGGGAACTGGTAAAGAAAGCATCTTTCGGAATCTCCGAAGCTTTGAAGAAAGCATGGAATGAAGCAAAAAGAGGTGATACAAAAATGACAGGAACAGAGAAGCAGATCAGCTTCGCAAATGATCTGATCGAGAAAATGAACAAGCAGTTTGATGCTCTGATCGCAGACTGCAAAGCAGGATTTCCGGAAAATGTAAGCATGTGGGAGTCTTGCAAAACTGGATATAACAGAATTATTTCTGAATCTGATGCAGGACTTGTAATCGAGTTATTAAAAATCAACGAAACATCTTACCAGAAATACTATCAGAAACTCTTTTTTAACGTTAGACATGGCTATAACACAATGTGTAACAGAATCTTAAGCGAAGTTTACGGAAAATAAATAAAATGCTGTCCTATCGGCTATACGGGGAGAAGGAGAAGAACTATGGCAGAACTTAAAGAACTCAGAAAATTTATGGGACTTACTCAAAGAGAATTGGCGGAGAAAACTGGAATCAACATCCGTCAGATACAGAAAATTGAAAAAGGCGAAATTGACGTAAGTAACATGACTGCAAAAAATGCGCAGGCTTTATCTGGCGCACTCGGATGCAGCGTTGAGGATATGTTGGCATTAGACTTAAACGTTTTTACCAGCGAAACTAAACAGTCTTTAAAAGATGGAGAAATGGACTTACATGACCTTTTAAGGATGGACAAATACCAGAAAATCAAAAAACTCAGCAAGATTGGAAGCTTTGAAAGTACATTTTACGAAAATTACAAATGGATCCCAGAAGCACTGTTTGGCAAATTGACACCGGATGAGCTTGCAAAGCTTGTTGATAGATTTTATGACTGCTATAGCTCTGGAAAAAATGCAAGATAAAAGGATAAGCAATAAGCTTATCCCTATCTTTTAGCTTTAAATATACTGTTAATATTTCAATCCGCGTCCGCCGGAATTGCTGGCAGAACCGCACACCAAAGCATCCATTGGGTGCGACAACTTTAATATCTCGTATTAAAGCTACTACTAATATTTCAATCGGCGAAACTGTGATTTGCTCAGTTTCCGCAATACAGAGCATCACCTGTATTGGACGGCTTTATAATATCACATTTATCCGGATATGTAAATACACCCAAAAAAATTTATTTAATAATTGCAAAGATACCACACTCAGAGAACTGATCTCCGAGGGGGTTTTTATTAAATAGATGTGGTCTCTTTACTGTAAATTACCGACATGAGCCTTGCATACCATGGCGCTTTAGGACTCCACTTGTAACACGGAATGTCCTTACCATTGTTGTCCTTGTAAATCTGCTGGATGATTTTTAATTCGTCTGGATGACCCAATGTTATTACTTTTTGACCGTCAAAATAATACACTGCACCTTTTCCCTCTACTGTAAATAAACATTTCATCTCTTCTTCTCCTTCCTGTTCGATTCCTGTATTCTGGTTATTTTTTTGTTCGCTGCATGCAGACGCTCTACTGTCAATCGCCTTTGCAATCAGCTCCGCAATTCCTTTTGTACCTAAATTTCGATATCTGGCCACATCACCTGTGCCAGTGCAGAATAATGTCTCCACGATCATGCCAGGCATATTAGATACATTCAGATCATGGTATCCCGAACTGTACTTTACACCACGGTTAGCAAATCCTTTATTTGCGAAATTCTGGCAGATATTGCTTGCGATCGTGTTCATTGTCTGGTTAGATGCATCGTATAACCACACCTCTGTGCCGCCCGCTGACGCCGCTCCTGCCGCATTCATGTGCAAGGTGACATAGATATCGCACCCCGCACTATTCGCCTTATTTGTGCCGTCAGACAGCTCACCAGACACATTGGATGCGTTGGAATTACAATCAACCACAGTATGACCGACAGCCTGCAACATTGGTGCAAGCTCATTGTAGATTTTCCGCACTTCTGCCTGCTCATCGATCAGACCGATTGCACCTTTACAATTCGGGGAGTGTCCTCCCCTTAAGCCAATTTTCATTCTTTCTCTTCCTCCTGCTCTTCTGTTTCAAATGCTTTTTCCAGTTCCTCTACGGATACTCTGCCAAATTCGTTCTGTTCGCTCATGTTCTCACCTCCTTGTGCGACGTCGCACAATAAAAGAGAGCCTGTTTCCAAGCCCTCTGAAATTACCTACTTATATGTAAGCGCCCTCTCTGAATCTCTTGTTCCAGGTGTTGTTGGGTCTACCACTACACCAAGGATCGCCAGAATCGCAAAGAGTGCATTGATTACAGTCAATAACTTATCTCCAAGGTCTCCAAGGTCGATGGTAAGACCAAACACTGCCGCAATTGCCTGTATCAACAGCAACAGTGCCGGGATCAGTGCTACCCAAAATGCCTTGTTTTTAATTCTTACAATCCAGTTAATCTTTTTCATTTTACGTCCTCCTTAAAAAAGCATTGCTGCTACTGCACCGATAATAGCTCCAATGAGAGCGGTAACAACCCCATCCCATCTCTTAGCTGGTGTCTGCTCCAGATGCGTCACTTTTGCAGTTAACTGCACCAGTGTCTGGTTCATAAAGCCGACCTCTTTGGTGAGCCCCACCATTTCCTGTGCTAATTGATGTACCACGCTCACAACGTCCTCTGCTTCTTTCATTCGATGCTTTAATGAGCCGATTTCTTTTCCGTGCTCTGCAAGTTTCACTTCTACTTCATTTTCTGTCATGTTTTCCCTCCGGTTTTTTAAGTATAAAAATAAGACCATCACGGTCTTGCTCTAATCTCCATATTCGCTCCTTTAATCAATCATCTGTAATCCACGTGAACGTTGCGTGACGTTCTGTCCATCCGGCATTCTCCACATAAATCTTGATCCCCCCATCTTTTCCTATACCGTATCTTCCCGTTCCAAATATGTTAGGTCCTGAAACTTCACTATAGGGAGCAAAGAAATCCATAACCGGTCGATATCCTACTGGAATTTTCACTTCGTTGAATGGCCCGTATTCGCCACTTCCCGGAAATTGTGCAATCATTGTGATCTTGCATGTTACCATACATCCTCTTCTTTTTAGTTCTATACGGATGTTATTAGCGGAGTTTGCACTTGTATATGGACCTTTCACGGTGCCGGAATCGTAATTGCGATACGCATATATGCTTATACGTGGGGATACAGAATTTCTTGCATATATCATTTCATCCTCAAACTGGATTGTCGTTGCTTTTCTTGTATTTTCATTTGTAAACATGATGTTTTGCAAGTTCACGCTCATAGTAGCTCGATCTGTTGTCGGAGCCTTACCAGAGAAAGCCAAATACGCATTACTCAATGACGCAACATTTTCCACTGCTCCTTGCACGATTTTCTTGCTAATAATCTTTCCGGATGTAACATCGATAAGCATTGTTCCATTCTTATCCTTAATAAGTCCGGCAGTCACAGTTCCGAGATTTGCGGCAATCGCACTTAACGTCTCTACATTCAGATTCTCTACAGAAATGTAATAGATCACCCATTTACTTCCATCCCATCTTTTAATCGGCTCTCCGCTTGCAGTCTGCCAGAGCTGTCCAACCTTTGGATTTTCCGGAGCTGTTGAAGACACGATAATGCCGGAATCCCCGTCTGCTCCATTTTGTCCGTGCACTCCGATAATCACGGGAGTTGTCTTGGTGGATGATCCGTCTGTGTAGGCATAGACTTCGTAGCTCCACAAATATTTTTTTACGTCCGTCATGTCCTGCTTTGTAGTGCTCCACCCAGAAGAGGATGTTGTGATTCCGGTACTCTTTTCGGATGCAAGGTAGTACTTTGTAATAGATTTAATTCCAACACCGTCTTGGCCATCATCCCCTTTGTACTTCGACCACTGATAATCTGCGGGATTACTACTTTCTGTCGGTACTTCCTTGTTGTAGGCGAATCCGATGTAATATTTTCCATTCGGGCTGTCAGACATCCCGTTTCCGCTGGCATCATCCGCATATCTCACCCACGTATAGTAAGTTTTCCCGTCATCTCCGGGCTTCCCTGGTACTCCCTCTCCGGTGATTCTTGCCCACTGGTAATCTTCCGGATTATTGGACATTACCGGAGTCTCCTTATTGTAGGCGATTCCCAAGTATTCTTTTCCGTCCGGACTACTGGACATTCCATTTCCATATTCGTCATCAGCAAATTTAAACCATGTGTAATAAGTTGTTCCGTCCTGACCATCCTCTCCGTCCATTACATCCGTGATCGTGACCTCGTAATACCCACGTTTTATCCCATTTTCCATAGCCTCAAACGAGTACACCGCCTTTGTATCCACGTCCGTAGCATTTACCGTAACGCTCTTACCAACATAAAACTCATGCCCATCCTTGCTCCATCGGAATTGTAGCTTGTCTGCCACATCCACGCCGTTATCGTAAGCGTAAGCGGTCAGAGTAGTGCTACCGGTGCCATTTTTAAAGATAACGCCGTTGTTTGTTGAGATAGAGCAAGTATAAACCTTATTTTTATTAATAAGGTCTTGCATCCTCTGTAATAAGCTGTCCGAAATTTCCGATGTCAGCTCTTTGTAGTTTGTAAATACCGTCTTTGCAGTTTTTGGATTGGTAAGACTCCTGATCTGTTCTGATACTCTTGCCTGTAGATAAAGGACTGGTGTCCACTCCTGATCCTGCATCCTTACCGTATCCCCGATGTTGGTGTCAAAATATCCGTCCACCTCGTAGGTTACTACTGGCTCGGATGCGGTCTTGAGGTCAGATAATGCCATGCTGTACAGCTTGTCCTTGCTGTCTGTATCGTACTCTTTACGCATCAGGATATAAGCATCAGCCTTATTTACGATGTTGGATGGGAACCGGTCCCTTGCCTGCGGTGCGCGGATGATCGCACCGTCTGTAAAGTACTCGATATTGCCGTTTTCATCGTATTCTTTCTTGTCAAGACCATTGATTGTCAGACCGTCCTTTCCGGTCGGCTGGATGCAGGTGTAAAGCTTCTCGGCATCTGTGGTTTTTCGAATTCCGGTAATTCCTTTCCCGTACCGCAGTACAATGTCATTCCGGTATTCTCCGACTCCGCTGTCTGTATCGGAGTGTTTCCGATATACATTTAGGACAATCTCTTTTAAAGAGTAGTCTCTGTTCAGTACTGTCTCAAATTCGATCTCCGCAGAAAAGACATTAGCCAGGGAGAATAATCTCTTTAATACGGACGTTGTACCTGTCCATTCGTTGGTGATCCGTTTGTCCGACACCTCATTGAGTCCCAATTTAAGCGTTCTCTCAGCATCAAAGACGGCGAGGTACTCTTCAAAACTCATGGCTTTTCCAGCTTTGTATTCTCCAGCATCCTCGTTAATAAGCTCAAACGACAGCGACCATGCCGTGGCAGTAATCGTCTGCTCTGTTTGGTCTGTATTTACAATGTTTAAGTAGTATGATTTCCCCTTGTAAGTAAATGCCACCTTATTCCCAGCTTTGACATGCTGTGCGTCTGGATGCTTTGCATTTACCGTAAAAGTGTAAGCATTCGCCGTACCCTGTAAGTATTCGTGTAGCTTATCATTCCAGTAGTGCATGGACTTTTTATGCCCGTTGTCCATGTACGCTACTGGCGTGTTATTTGTGCTTAGAATCGCAATTCTGATGTTATCCATTACAAATATACCTCCCGTATTTTCGCTTTAATCTGCGGCGGTGGAGAAGAAAAGGAAGAGTAGCAGAACTGGACTTCCGTTGTTCCAGGTGGAACTTGAAAATAATCCGTCCCCGTAATCTCATCTCCTTTTGCCGGCATCCCGTTTACATAGACCTTTGTACTCTCTCCGTCTATAGTCACCACGTCACCGGCACGATACCGGTTCGGCACATCTCTGTATTTTTCCACGTTATCTTTGCGGAACCAGATACTTTTTAAATAATTGTGTGTGACCAGCTGATTTCCAAGATCTCTACTTCCCCACTGCCCGATCCAAATCTGGATTTTTTCACATTCCATGTCTTTGATCTCCGGGATAGTAAAGTAATAATACTGACCGTACCAAAAGATCCGTAGCCTGTCACCCTCTTTTAAAAAATCATTATGCCCGCCACCCATCTTTAAATTAAACGGGTTTCCCTCATAAGCTGTCGGCTGGAAATCCAGTGTCTTGATCTTCTTGTTTTGTGGTGCGAACCAGTCCACATGTGCCGTATTGCCAACCGTATCACTCTTGTTAATAGACATGGCGCATATCACCTTGTTATCTCCAGTCAGGAATGCAATGGTCTGTGCTCCTGTCTGCCCCATCAAGCCGGTTTCGAACCAGTGCTGGGTGTAACAGTAAAAGTTCTTCGCTCCACGTCTGCCCTCGCTGTCCACCGGGATAGTAAGGGTTTTCATTCCACCGTTCCAGTATCCGGATGTTGCTTGTCCACCTTTTAATGCCATCACATTGTATCCAGCAACATTCTTGACTTCAAGTGTTCCCTGTGTGGTGTTTTCCGGATTCTGATAAGAGGTCCCATGATCGTCTTGAAACAGACTGTAACCGTTAAACAGTTCTTCAGATGCTTCGTAATTCTCTCCGTCCGCCTCTTCTTGCTTGCCGAGCTGGATCACTCCATACTGGCTGACCAATCCAATAAACCCGTTTTCATGCTGGTGCGTGATCTCGTAGTCCACATCCGCCCATTCGGTGCCGTTGTTTTGAATAGTAACGGTCTGGTATCCATTTTCCTGTACTCCGTCAAAGGTGAATTCTGCGGTTGAGTAAGCTACCCCATCCGGGATGAGCCATGTAATAGTGCCTTTCCCAAACATTGCAACCTGTGTTATATCAAAATTACCGTCAGGGACAGCATAAAAATAGCGATCCGGATAATTCCCAAACACAAGCCTTTTCGGCTCTGTGACGTTTAGGATCTTCTGAATCGCATCATAACTTTCTAAAATATCACCTTTAATTTCAAATGGCATTTCAAGTGTCTTTGATTTATATGTTATATAGCCAAAATCCTCTCCTTTTGCACTTTCTGCTCCGTCAAGGAGTTCTGACTCTCTATTTACTCCGCTAAACGGAGAGAACCCGGACAATACACTTAAATATCGCCCGAGTTCCTGATCGTTGAATTTTACAGATAAACTCAATCTCTGTCTCCTCCTAACATCTTCCGAAAACTCGAATTCTTTTCCATTTGTTTTTCCATTGGTGTCGCAAGTACTCTGGACGTCTCAACAGAATCAATTTTATTGATAATTTCAAGCGGCCGGTTTGCGAGTCTGGATAATCGATCTACTGCGTAGATTAGCTCATCGTTGTTGTTGGCTTTTTGAATTCCAACGCTTTTCTGGTACGTTTGACTTCCAGCGCTTTCCGGCACTGATAACGTTACACCACTCACAGATGCGGACAACTGAGACACCACCTTACCGGATACTTTTTTCATCTCTTTGTACGGCATATACTTTTCGTACCCAGTACCTACACCCATTGCAAGGTATTTTCCGACTTGGTCTCGCATAACTCTGGACGGTGAATGAATTCCGAAGAAGTCTTTGATAGACGAAACAACGCTGCTTGCGAATCCTCCAATCTTATCAATAATCCAACCAGTCATGTCGGATATTCCGTTCCACAACCCCTGCACAATATTGCTTCCGATTGATGCCATCTTACCAGGCAGCGTCAGTATTGCCATTTCAATTCCGGACGCGATTTTAAGAGCGGCGGTTTTCACATAAGACACCATGCCGCTTATTGTGCTCCCGAGATTGTGAATTGCAGACTTTCCTATATTAGCAAGCGTTGAAGGCAGATTCTGAATAGAACCTTTAATTCCGTTTAATATGTTAGTCCCGGCTGTTTTTACAAATCCGACCATAGACGTAATGCCATCACCCAAGAACTTAATTATGCTCTTGCCAAGGTTTAACCACTGGAACGCCATCAGCGCGTCGACAATAGCTGCTATAATCTGTGGAATATTTGCAATCAGAGTCGGTATTGCCTGAATAAGTCCGAGCGCCAACTGACCAAGTAATTCAGCACCCTTCATCAGGATTGTAGGGAAATTATCATTGATTATGTTTGCGAATGTCGAAATAATTTCCGGAACTCGCTCAATCAATATCGGTATTGCACTCACAATTCCTTCTACCAATTTCTGCAACAACTCAAATCCTTTTTGAATCATCACTGGTGCAGCTTCTGCGAGCTTTTCTCCAATGCCCTGTATGAAATCAAGCACTTTCGGCAACGCTTCTGGAATTGCCTTTACGAATCCATCAATCAGATTGCTTAACAATTCATAGCCTTGCTGCAACAAACTTGGCCCCTGAGATGTTATCTGCTCGTATAGAGTTGTAATAAGTTGAGTTATAAGCAAGCCAACAGACGGTAATACCTGCATCATCCCATTTATTATTGCCTGTATGATCTGAATTCCGGATGATAATAGCTGAGGTATGCTGGTGCTGATATTTTGTGCAAATGAGCTTATAATCTGCGCTGATGCAGTTACAATTCCGGGCAATGCTTGTATAATTCCAGTTGTTATGTTGGAAATGACTTGTCCACCGATCTGCATCATTTCTCCGAGTTTTCCAGAGTTAAGTGACTGCGAAAGACTGTCCATCAACAGGTTTCCAACCTCTGGGAGTTCTTTTGCAAGTCTTGGAACAATCTGCATCAAATTATTTGTTATATTTTCAGCCGCAGCCTTTACAGCGTCTGCCAACTCCTGTGGGGAACTTGAACCATTTAAAAAGTTGTCAAACGCGGCTTTTGCGGATTGCACAGAACCCTCTATGGTAGTCAATGCTTCTGCGCTTGTCGTTCCGGCAATACCCATATTTTCCTGAATCTTGTGGATTGCCTGAATGATCTGATCAAATGACACATTGTCGAGATTTTCTATTTTCTCGTTCAAAATGCCGCTATCATTAATCAAGCGTATCATTTCAGCCTGCGTTCCACCATATCCAAGCTTCAGGTTATCCAACATTGTGTAGTTCTGCTTCGCAAATCCCTGATAAGCGTTTTGGATATCCGTCATGTTGGATCCAAATTTATTCGCATTGTCTGACATGTCTACCATTGCCATGTCTGCTATTCTAGCGGCTTCTGCGGTATTGTTTCCAAGCCCCTGTAAAAGTGATGCAGAAAAGCTTGTTACAGTCTCCATGTACTTATTTGCGGATACACCAGCTGTCTTATACGCATTGTTCGCGTTATCAATCACTGTCTGTGCGCTATCTTTAAATAGCGTCTCAACACCGCCTATGTTCTGTTCCAAGCTTGCAACAGAATCAAGAGACATTTTAGACACTGCCCCAAATGCTGCAGCAACGCCAGCTACTGATCCGGCAATCACTTTCAATCCGCCGCTTGCAACGCTGCCAAGTTTGGAAATCCCTGAATTAAATCCAGATTCGTTTATTTTTGTGTTAAATTTTAATGAGCCATCGTAACCCATACTATCCCTCCTTTATGGATAGCACAGGCTCAATGGCTCAATTTAAAGTGCTTAAATCTTAATCTCTACTTCTTTTTTACATGTCCGGCACTTAATAAATACATCGGTACAGACAGTTGCATTATCATAAATCAAGAGTTTACACCCACACACCGGACATCTATACCACTTTCTTACCAGTGGTGGTTTCTTTATTTTGTTCATCTTCATCACCTCACATGAAAGCGTTACCGATATCATAATCCGTCAGGCTCTCAGATGGTAATTGAATTGATTTCTGGATCTTTTTAATTCGTTTTCTCTCTTCTTTGTCTTTGATTTCCGATAAATCAACGCTGCGGTACATTATTCGCTGCTTGATTTCTGTATCATCAGACAGACCATCGAAAAGCATCCGGAATTTCCACCAGTGCATATATTTAATGTCGATTAAATCAATCCCATAATCCCTGAGAAAGCCGGATAATATATACGGATAATCAATGGAGTACGAGAACAAATTTTTCTTCGGCTTTTCTTGTGGTCTCCCACAATCACCTGTCTCCGCAACCTCTACGCAATTTGTATCCATCGTTATAAAGCAGGACAATGCGCTTATAGCTTCTTCGTCTACAATCACGTCATCGATAAAATATTGCTGTATGATCGCGAATTTTTGAAGAGCATCAAGCTCTTGGACTTTTAGCATGTCCAAAAGCCTGATGTATTCACGGAAATCCGTAATAACCTTGATGTTTTCACCTTTCACATTTACTGTGTTTGGTAACTCTTCATAGAAAAAATTCATATTATTTCTTTGCACGTCTCTGAGCTCTATTCGGAGTATATTTGCTAACAACAGAATTTCTTCTCTTGTTTACGGCATTGATTTCTTTTTCACATACAGCAATGAACGAATCATAGCACTCTTCGCAAACTCTCAAATTCATTTTCCCGTCAAAAAGTTTTTCAGAAGTACCTTCTCCGAAAATCCCGTCGAAAATATCATAAAACAGCAAACAATATTCTCTGGTTATTTCGGATATTTTTCCAACCTTTTCAAGCTTCTTCTCCCTCGGCTCGATGTTTTCAAATACTTTTTCATACCTTTCCAAAAACTCTACATCGTCCATATCGATTTCAAGCTCTACGTCATTCCATTTCCACTGGCTCATTGGCTCACTCTCCTTTTCTTTCATTCAGTTGCTGCGTAATCACCTTTTGTGTAAGTAACCGTCTTGCTTGTAAAATCGGTTTCTGTAACGTATCCTTCCTCGATGTCGGATACAGATTTAAGAGATCCGCTATACACAAGCGCATCCGTTCCATCTCCGTCGGAATCCGGGATAACCGCATAGGTTCTTTTTGTAGCGTAACACTTATCGCCCTTGTCACTTTTCTTGAAGAAATCGACAACTACAACCTCTACATGTGCGTCATCTCCAAGTTTTTCACCATCGTGGATTGTTGCGATTTTTTCGTGTACCGGGTTGTTTGTGTACCGGTCAAACGAATATTCAATTGCCGGCGCGTACCCCACAACGTCTGCACGCTCCGCGATCTCATCCACGTACTGTCTGGAATACTCTTTCGGGTTTTTTCCGTTTGTCATGGTTGTAAAATTCGTCATGCGTTCGAATTTTGGTGAGCTTCCAGTAGCGTCCGTGTTCATGTATGCCACCCGTTTGTGGCGTCCAACTAATTCAGACTTTTTCTCTGCCATATTTATACCTCCTGTGCATAAATTAAGCGGCACTCTATGAGATACTTGGCATTTTCACCATTCATATCGTACAGATAGCCGCTGTTTAAAGTTTCGATCGATATTGGATTCTTCTTTTCTCCGAGTTCCGGAAGATTGCCATTAAAACTCTGCTGTTCCAGCCATTCTTCAAAGCTCTGAAAGAATCCGCTGTTCTCGATGTTGATTCTTGCGTCCTGATCGTATTCCTCTTGGCTCGTAAACGCAAACTGGAACTGCTTCTTTGCTCCACCATCCATGTATCTCTGTATGATTGGGTCGCAAGGGAGAGGGTCAACAGAGTACCCCATATCCGTTCCAATGTAGTCCACGTTCACACGTCCATCACTCAAAAACGGACATGTGAGAATGTATGATCTGACGCTGTCAATGAGATTTGACATACTTAGCCGCTCCTTTCAGAATAGAGTCCTTGTGCCGGTTCTTCATGCGCTCAAACCATCGTGATTTTTCCTTATGCTCGTAATACTGTCTACGTGCATAAGGCGCAATCTGGTTGATCTCACCACTGCCGATCACGCTGCCAAGGGTTGGTGACTTAACCAGTACTCCTGTCCGTCTTGGAGTCTCCGGGTTCATACGCCGGATGCACTCAGAATCAACAAACTCCTGTGCATTTGCGAAACCGGATTCCATATTCGGTCTAAAGTTCGGATTTCAGTCGAGTCTCGCTATTGTCCTTCCTTTCAAATTTCCCTTGGAAATCGTGTAAGTTGATATCTTACCTCTCGGCGTCTCAATCTGGAATTTTTTCTTTCCTTTTGCCATTACACTCCCACCACCTTTATATGCGGATTGCCGCCAAAAGTATTGTAGTTTGCAGATGTAATTCTAGTCTTGTCCAGTCCGTCCAAGTCCTTAATCGTCTGCATGTCAACCTTGCAATCACCTTTTACAAGGTAATCATCTTTCTTAATTTTCACGCTCGTATCCGGGATTCTGACAGTGTAAGTGTCCGCTTGCTTTAATCCATCTGTCGTGATCTGCGACTTTTCATTTTTATACCACCATACCTCAGGTATGTAAGCTCGCTCCCACTCATCCAGTCTGGTTTCAGAGTTGTACTTTCTGCTGTACAGTGTTGCATCTGTGTTGGTTATCATGATTCTACCCCCATATACAAGAGTCTGGTCGGCTCAAGATAAAGCAACAATGTATCAAATATATTCCTTTTAAGCAGATCGTCTGTTGTTTCTCCATTTCCTCCGCTTTCGTAGCTGACGGAGTATCCATCCGTGTTTTCAGATGTGACCACACGTCCAGAATGCTTGCTTCTGACCTTTTCATCATTGGCAATCAAATCGCAGACAGCGCAGGTGGCAAGCTTTACTTCTTCCATTTCCATATTGTCATCAGCGCGCCCGAAGGTAATCCTTCGGACATAAGCTGATGCTGGAATAACAGATTTATCAAATTCTTCATCTGTTAAATTTCCCCTATATTCAGAGACGTAAAATGTATAATCCGCATACAAGTTCATTTGCATCAACTCCTATTTCTACTCCACTGCAGTATGTACATAGATAGCCACTTTCTTGTTATCTTTCGCCTCTGCGATACCTACGGTACGATATCCGAACTTCCAAGCATCTGCATCCTGATTCACTTCCGGAGTAATGATCTTAGATACAGTGTGCTTCTGATTCTGGATTACTGCATTCTTGTCAACAATCAAGAAATCAATCTTCTTACCGCCTGTTGTTGTAAAGCCGCCGGCTCCAGATGCTGTCAACGTGACTTTGTCGAAAAATCTTCCCTCAGGAACTTCAATCACTCCAGCCCAGCCTTCCAGAACTTTCTTGGATGCCGTTGTATCAAGGTCCTCAATATCCCCTTTGAGTGCGGCAGAGATATACAGATAACAGGTTTCCGGCTTTGCCTCCGCATTTTTAATAGCAGTCTTGCCTTTTCTAATTGCTGCAATTCCGGCTTTCGCATCTGCAATCGCTGCTGCCACTTTATTAGCAGATAGTGCGTATCCTGCATAAGATGCAAGTCTCCAAGCGTCAAGCTCCGGAACAACCTGTGTTCTCAAAAATTCTCCAGAAAGACGTCCGAAGGCAACACCTGCAGACTCGATATTGTCCATAGCGTCCACAGTGAACATACGGCCTCGATCATAAGTACATTTCTTAGTCTCGTACTCAAGTGTCACGTCACCTGCAACATATCCTGTCTGCTTGTTGTAATTTGCAAGACCGGACATCGTCATTTTCGGAATCAAAATTTCATTTGCGTTTGCACCCTCTTTTACAAGTTCGTTTGGACCGTCTAATACGGCTGTAAGGGATGCCAGTTTATAAACCTCATCAAGCATAGTAGAATATGCTTTTCTTAATGCAATTGTATTTGTCATATCTTTTTACCTCATTCTTTCAAAATTATTTTTCTGCCGGAAGCCCCATAGCTGCTCTGATCGCCGAGAAATTATCTCCACCTGTGCCAGAGCCGCCAGTTGCTCCTACTGGGTTCTTAAAAGGCTCATCAGAGCCAAATAAATAAGCATCAGACTCCTTTACGGTTTCCAATGCTTTCTTGATGTCCTCAGACTGGTTTTTCGATCCTTTCAAAGCGTCAATATCAAGCATAGCCATGACCGCTTTTTCATTGCGTCCCCCGGCTGTCTTGATTGCTTCTTTGATCGTGTCGGAAAAGATGCGATCTGCTTCTTTGGCGGCATACTCAGCATCCTTGTCTTTCAGCTGTTGATTCAGCTTATCAATTTCTCCCTGCATAGCTGTTGGGTCAACATCTTTAAACTTTTCCAAAGATTCCGTTGCAGTCTCAAGCTGGCCTTTGTAATTGTCACGCTCTCCCTCTGCTTTGGTAGTCTTTGCCTTTTCAGCGGCAATGTCTTTCCCGTTCTCTGCCATGATTTTATCAATGACATCCTGCTCCAATCCAAGTCCTTTTAAAAATTCTGTTTTCATGTTTCCATTCTCCTTTCGCATTAGGTTGTTTAAGGTGTGTAACCATCCACCACGAATTGACTGTTTAAGGTCTCATCTACTGACCAAAAAGGCATAAAAATAATACATATCTCTATGTGCTAATCTCCTAAAGTAACGCCTGCACCTGCTCTTTTAAACTTTCCGGTACATCATCAATTGTCAAGTGTCCACCTTTGATTCTGTTTGCCAAAAACTGTGCCATCATTTCACCTCCGCTTCCATTGTTGCTAAAATCAGCTCCTGCACCGCCTGATCTGTGACTTCCTGTGCCGCCTGTGTTGCTTTTAAGTCTTTCTGCAATTTCCCGTAGGCGCTCATACCGTCATCCACTGCTTCATATTCTTTGATTACATTTTCTTCTGTCTCTGTATAGCCAACAAAGACAAGGTTACTAAATCCCTCTGGCTTCTCTTCCTTGAGCGGTTTGTATCCCTCTTTCTTGATGGAGCTGATTCTTACAGTTCCGTTTTCCATGATTTTTGCGTAGTTCATATTACTTCTCCTTTCGGTATGTTACTTTAATATCGGGGTCAAGCTCCCCTCCGTCTACCGTGATGACTGTTGTTGGGTAGTAGGTTTTTAATGCTCGGATAGCGTTCTGCTCTTCTTCTGGGAGTGGGACGAATTCTTCGGAATCGCCCTTATACAGAACGTGCAATGGATTATCTGCCAAATACTGTTTATATGCATCCGGTGTAAGTTCCACCTCTTCTGGGAGAGTTATACATAGGATCCCTAAATTATTTATAGTAATACCTGTATCTTTTTTGTATCCTACACTGGAATAGTCATATCCTAACAATTCAGAGCAGAACGGTACGGCTATTGGGAAAGTAATGTCTGTCCTATAAAATATTTTAGACGCAGGTTGAATTGACCACTTTCCAGTTTTTCCGTCAATCGTTTCATTTGCAGAATTATACAACCACCCAATCTGTCCACCCTGCTCTACCAGTCTGTCCCATTTTGTAATAGGGCGGTCGGATGTGAGGGTGAGAGTTTGCTCTTTGTAGGGTTCGTAAGGGGTTGCGGTTCTGCCTTTTTCTAGTTGGATATACTTATATTCATGTTTTCGATATGCTAAAACTTTTATATATGCAACGTCTTTTTGTATAAGAAATGTCTTTACACCAACTTGGCCAAATCCAATATACATACTCTTACCATCTTCGTAAAACAACTCTAAAGCAGCCGCGCCTGATGAGTCTTCTACTTTTAATACTTCGATACTAAGTATTGTATTTGCAGGAATAAAGCAATCATATCTTTCTACATATTTGTCAATTCTAAAAGTACCATCTTCATTTTTTGTAAAATTACAAGTATCAATAAACTTATTCATATCAAATAAATTCTTCCCCGTAATTTTAACATCCACTTCATACTTCTGTTTCTCCTCATTCCACTTTCCGGAGTTTTTGATTTCCTGCGGATATTCTGGGCTTGGAGATGGCTTGCCTCCTGCGTAGGGTTCGTAAGGTAACGGGATATTTCCACTGTTTAACATAATGTGATACTTATTGTTATACGTATTCTGAGCCATAACATTAAGACCGACGTAAACCTCCGTGTCTTCATTCACATTAAAATTTTTCACAGCAAGATTGACAAGATATGAATTATCAGAATTTTTACTCAAAATGAAATCAATTTTTCCATCTACTTCCGATGAATACGTTCCTGCCTTTAGCAGAAATGGTTCTGATAATCTGATGGTTCGCCCTCCGCTAGAAGTTGCTGTTCCAGACAGTTTAATTTCTCCATTTGCAATATCAACAGATACTCCAAAAACTGTATACGAACCATCTTTTGGTTTTAGCAACTGCGCTCCTGTAGTCTGCACCTGCTCCGTCTTCCCACCAAGCTCCAACCTTTCAAGCGGCGCATTTAAACTATTTGGCAGCACCAAAATCCCTGCACCCTCCATTTCCACCTTATCGTAGTTTGGTGGCTGCGGCGTAGAGACTCCCAGAGGACAGATCATATCCACTCCTATGATTCCTGTTCCGTCTACCATTTTAAGCATTGTACTTCTACTCCTTTTTCGCTTGTTGCTGTGGGGATGATCTGGACGATGTTGCTCTTTCCACCACCGTAGGAACCGTACTGCAATACCTGTGCGGTCTGTGCCGGAATCAGTACGCTTTGTTCTTTTGTTGCGTCCCTTTCCAGAGATGCGTAAATATCACCATCCGTAAAATTCTTAACCAGAAATTCGGATGATGCTGTCTCAAATTCAAAAATCAATGTTTCTTCCGCTGTCGGCTGTCTGATTACTTTTACTTTACTCATTTCCTAAACCTCCTAAATCGTTTTGGTACGGGTGCCACTCTGCCGCGCATATCGTAATAGATGCGCTCTCTTTCTTGTTGTAGACCCATTTTCTTGCAAAATCTGGTGTATTCTCCCAGTTGTCCTTGATACTTTGCTTTCGCAAGCATCACATCGTCTGGATCAGCTCCGCCCTGTTTTAGTAGCACAGCCTTTTCTCTCTGTGCCCTCATAGCGGTTTCCATTTTCCTCTGTTGCTGTCTGGCTTCGTATAAGGTGTATTCCTTGCCGTTAAACGTCTTAGGTATACTTTCCTTTCGGTTCTGCTCTGCAAGCCAAGAATCAGACCAATTCCGCTCCGAGACGCCTTTCACAAACGGGTAATATTCGTGATAGCAGTTCGCTCCAAGCAGTCCAGTGACTGTTCCAAGACCACATACCGTAACAAGTTGTTCCTTTGACCAGACCTTCCCTTGCCAGACAGCGTGTGATGGTCTCGCTCCGGCGTGCCACGCGACTTCGTAATGCTCTGTCTCAAGCTTATCGGCGTTCATTTCTGATATTTTCCCGGTAAGCTGTGACACACCCGTCATAACCGCTCTCCTTGCCGCCACATCTACCCTGCTATGCCACCCAGAAGCGTAGTCAATGCTTCTGAGTCCGCTGTTTGTGAGTTGAGTAACCACCTTGCGAATCATGGTATTGTAGTCAAACGTGCCGTATACAACACCTGTAATAGCTTGGTCGAGATATCCTTGGTAGATGTCGGACAATGGAGTCATAACGAGCCTACCGCCGCCATAATCCACATAAAATCCCATGGACTTTGTGACGTTCCGCAGATCATCATTGCTCTGCCGGATGAATCCATCTGTAAGCTGTTGCAACTCCTTATTATCCTCGTAAGGGATATATTCTGCATTGACCTGCTCGTAGATGTCTTTATTACGGACATATTCCCAGTCGATTACCTTGTCGTACAGCTCAAACACTTCCGGATAGGACAGATTCAGCGTGGTTTTTATCATCTTTTCGATGTCCTCAGAAGAGTACCCAATAATCTGTAGTCGGTTAATCTGCCAGTCGGCTGTGCTTGTGATTTTTCCCGCTTTTTTAATCCGGCGAACAATGTCCTCGAGAATCATCTGTTCCAAATCAAGAAAATGCTTCTCGATCTGTCCGGATAGCTGCTTTTTGTAGTCTTCCCTCAATTGGTTCACCTACTCCATTACTTCGATCTGCTCTGGCAACATCTTTTTCGCTGTGGCTTCGTCCTCGTTGTACCACTTCATGCGGTATTCCAAATGCGACATCACTCCCATACTCACGTCCTGTCTGTCCTGCTGACGCTCTGTTTCCTCATCGGTCAGTATGGAATCGTTGAATTTGCAAGAGAACTCATATCCCGAATTAAGCATACTGTTGTAGAATGCAAGCCCTGCGGCAAAGTCCTCTAAGCAATCGTATAAGTTGTTCTGGATCGCCGTCACTCGGTTGTACTTGCGGTTCTTCGATGCCTTGATCTCCGTAGCTGTCTTTGCTACTTCCTGCGCATCTGACAGGTCTCCATAAGCAAGACCTACGGAAAATTCAATCTCACGTTTGTATTCCTCCAACCCACGCTTAAAGGCTTCGTCCCTCATTTCTGGGGAGTATTCTTTTAAGAGTTCTTGGTCTTTTCCAACGTCCAGATTCATTCCTCGATACAATTTGTTTTTGAGTTTTGGGAGTCCAAACTTCCCGGTTGCCTTATCTTGTTTAAGTGCTCTATTATCCACATGGATAGCACGCTCACCCGATTCGTATTCCCAGTCAAGCCTTGCCCCCTGTGTATCAGTTTTCCGGATCAGTGCAACTGCCGACTCGTACACCGACACTCCGCAGGCAGAACCATCTATTTTATTTTTAATTGGATTGCGATAATATCCAAAGTCCATACGGTTCATGCCGGGATAGGTAATCGGTCCAGGTAGGATATTCTCCCATTCTTCCACCGCTTCTAGGCTGCATGGAAGACCGATATCATTCGCTGTCTGAGAGTGGAAACACTTGTTTTCTATAGTCAGATTCCCGTCAATGAAATAGTGCCGTTCAAGCCTTGTGAAATAATCAGCGTCCCCAACCTTTTTTACGGTCAGAAATGCAATATCATTTGGCTTTCCATCATCCCCAAAGCTGATCGGGATGATCTTGTCGGCAGAAACAAATTCAGCAGCCGATTCTCCCAGTGGCTTCAGGACAAACGACCCCAGTGCAAGTCCTTCCTGTAGGTTCTCATTTAGGCTTGCGATATTCTTCTGGTAAATTTTGTCTAACCGTTCGTTACTTACGCTGGTTTCCATTTCCACCAGCGCACAGTCCGCAAACTCTCGGCAGATTCCATCTTCAATCCCGAGGGAAACAATGCTGTCAGAAATCCAATCTGCATCACCATTTAACATCTGTCTCCATCTGTTGATTGCATCTATCATGTCGTTGGATAGTGCGATATCCTTGCCGATGATCTGTTTTAATGTCGTGTACCCAAACATCCTCATGATTCCTTTCCATACTCTCTTAATTCCATCAAACATCTTCCACCTCTTCGATTAGGTATTTCATGTCACGTTCGATCGTGTACTCAAACGCATCCAAGCTGTCAATGTCAGTGCTGCCATCGTCCAAGCGTTCGTCTTTGTCCTTTACTTCTTTGTCCCACACTGCATCCGAAAAAGCAGTTTGCAGAGATTCGCAGTCTTTTGTAATAAAAAACCGCCCAGCCCCCATGAGCTTGACGGTGCATCTGATTCTGTCGTTTATAGGTCTTTTCTTTGCTGGTTTGACAGCTATCCACGGAAATTCCTTTTCCACGGCATTGCGGATAGAATTACCAAGGACGGTTTCTGCATTGTCCCAGAATACGGACTCTACGTTACAATACTGTACATAGTCTCCACTCTTCACGCACACAGAGTAATCATCTATCACTTCTTGTACAAACTCACAGAACAGCTTGTTCAGTCGATTACTGTCGATGTCCTCGTTTTCATCCTTAGCCATGACTCTTCTGGATTTTAAAGCAATCACGTCTCTGTAGTTGTCCGTATATCCTCTGGCAACGAATGAGTGACCAGATTGATTACCACCAAAGTCCAAGCCAATCTCGATTGATGTGATATCCTCTTTTCGGAATTGCTTATGCTCTGATTCCTGCGAGAACTCATCCACGATTTCGCATTTGAACGCTTCTGGATTGTCAGCAAACCGCTTATAAATCGCTCCATCTGCTCGTTTCCATAAGCCAAGGATGAGGCGGTCATAATAGATTGTACCCTCATATTCCTTGCAGAGTTGCTTAACAAATTCTGGATCCAGAAATGGATTATCAAATATCGTGTACTTTTGGAGATAGATGTCCAGCTCTACATTGTCGATGAACTCTTTGAGCCAGTGCGTCGGATGTTCCGGGTTGCAAGCTCCATCAAAGCAGGAGTACGTCTTATCGAGACGGGATTTAAGCATCTGGAACACCTCTTTGTTCCATTTTGCGATCTCATCACCATAGCAGTACTTAATGGACGCTCCCTGTATCTTTGCAACCTGACTGACCTTTTCCGCTCCGAGACAATAAACATCCTCTCCGCATACTCTGGCTACATTCCGGTTGTTAATGTTCCCGATTAGATCACTGGTATAGATTTCCCTCATCGGTTGGAGTACGTTTCGCTCTATGGATTCTTTGGAGACACCCATGATTACATTTAAGCCAGGGAGTCCATCTCTCTCTCGGATTCTTTTCGGGACGATATAAGCGGTATCAACAAAAGACTTTCCAGAACGAACCGCTCCGGACTTGATATTCCATCTATGAGTTGCGTTTATGATGTATTCATTCTGTTTTTTGCTTAGCTGCATTGTCATGCAATCCTTTCAAGATTTCATCCAGCTTTTCAATTGCTGTTCTATCCTCGTATTCCTGCTTATCTCTCCATTTGTCCGGTTTCCGGTTCTTTAACCAAAAGATCTGGGCTGTTGTGTCTGGTACTACTTGCTTTGTGACCTTTTTCGTAGTTTTCATCTCATCAAGTTCCGGTATGTATTCCCTGGTTGTTTCCGTGTACTCATATCCGAGCGCACGTTTTAACAGAGCATTCTCAACTTGACGATCAACGACCTCTTTCCCTCTTTTTAGGGTGTCCGAAATGTCCGAATACTTGTCTTTCCAGGTATTTAATGTGCTTCTGGAAATCCCGATATTATCTGCAATCTGCTCGTCCGTCAGACCATCTCTCGCCCATCCCTCTATCTTTAGCAAGCCTTCCGGCTCTAGCCATTCCTGATATTTACCTTTCGCCATCCGACTCACCACCTTTATAGCATAATAAAAGCACCCATCTCTGGATGCTAAGAATTTAGGACTACTGCTGAAAGAATTAATAACGCCAACAAAAACCAAAATAACCAAATACACAATCAAAATTTATAAGAAAAAAAGGAGGAAACTTTGCAGTAGTCCACAATGGGTATAGCAGGATTCGAACCTGCGACACGTCGGTTAAAAGCCGATCGCTCTACCAACTGAGCTATACACCCATAGGATGCCTTTTATTGACATCCTTTACCCTATCCGCAGCACTCGGGTACGCTGATTACACTAAATATAGATTGCTGAATCTATTTTTGTTTGTTTTGCAGATCTGCGGATATCTGCGTTTTGTGATATCACTCCGTAGCACTTCCACGGCATTCCGGATTTTTAATATTTACCGTGATATGCTACTAAACCGTGTGCAGGGATCGAACCTGCTTGTCCCAACTGACCACGGCATAGAAACACCGCCAGACAAGAAAGGGTAAAAGTCCGGCGGTGTTCTGAATGTTTGGAAAGATTGTTTTAGAACAATATACAATCGTTCTAGGATAATTATAGCATAAGTAAAATATAAATGCTATAAATCTTTAAGCTGTGCGCTTATAATCTGCGATACTCGCGCCTGGGTATATCCAATTTCATCTGCGACTTTTTGCTGGGTTTTCCCCTCAAGATAGTGCAACTCAAATATCTCTTTAATCTCCGGATCATCAATCCCATTTATGTAGTCTTCGACTTCTTCTTGCTCTTTCAGGATCCGCAGCCTGTCCGCTTCTTTTCGCCTAATCTGCTGTCTTACATTCTCTTCTTCGTAAGGGTCATACATTTGTACAGATGTTCTCACTTCGGTGTACGGAAAATCTGCGCTGGATCCCGTTACCTTCCCCATGACAACAGTCGATTCCCGTTCACAGAGTTCTTGTATCTGGTTCTCAATCCGGATAAGTCTATCTTTGTTTGGCTTATACTTTTTCAGTGTTTTCTTGTCCAACTCAATCGCCTCCCGGAATCCGCTCTTTTATGTTGTATTTCTCTGCTATGTAGTCCAGAGTGTCCTTATTCGCCCTCTCGCCGCCTTTAAAGTCACAGGCAAAGGCTTTATGCCCCTGTTGCTTTAAAGCTGTCTCACATGGCTTTCTCGTTGCCATAGTGTACGCTTCAATCTTTCGGATAACTCCCGCTGTCTCCTTTCTGCGCTTCATAGTATCTCTTGTCATTCCTGTACCACCTCAATTTCCTCTCCGGTCAGCTCTTCCAGCTTCTTCCGCATTTCTTCCACGGTCATTTTCTTCGATTCGGTGCGTTCCCAAATGAGTTCAAGGTTGCTTTTAATAAACACATCTTCTATGCATCCGAGTGATTCCGGAGTAATTCTATAGACTTCAACGATGTCTCCTCCTGTATAACCTTCCCATTTCAAGTCATCATCATAACCGCCTATATGATTGCGTTCGCCTCTTCTCACTACCATCCCGGCCAATACAAGATACATTTCACCATTTCTTTGCTCAACTACCATCCCATCTTCCAAATCTGCCTTGGTAAATTCTTTGTCCATGTAATCGCTCCATTCTAAAATTTTGTATTCGCGTTCTTTGTAAAAATCGTAACTTGTGAACTCACCATATCCTGTATAGCATGTTTCACTGAGATGTTTTCCATATTCTGTACATTCTAAATAACTCTCTCCATCTCTCCACTTCATCCCGTGCTCATGCATTCTTTTGCAAAAGTCTTTCGCCTCTTCCTCGGTCTTGCAGTGCACTGCAATCTTATTATCTGCATCCTTAAATTCGTCCCAGTTAAATCTCATCTTTTTTACCTCCATAATTTCCGTATTATCCAATCCAAAAACACCACAAATAGTACAAACGGAAAGAGCAAAGCCATTAAATAATCCTCAAATTTCAGTTCTGCATCCTCATATACCCCACTTATTAGCGCTACCATAGTTCCCAGCCCCAATATGTAGTACAGGGCTAGGAATGCGATTGTGATTATAATGTCCATGTTATACCTCCTTGTATGGTTCTGGAAGTGGCTGCCATGCTACAACACTGTAATAATTTCTTTCTTCATCAAACCAACTCCCATTTTTGTAATATAATGTCGTTGGTCTTGTTGCGTCTTCAATCATTACGACAAATTCCGCTGCATATTTATTTCTGCAATATGCTTCTTTAAACTCTTCCTCATTCGGCAATCTCTCTTCTACCGGAATCCAACCACAACGTTTGCTATTCAGGTCATTTATGATTGTCCGCAAAAAATCTATATCCCGGTTGAATGAAGCTATGTCCTCATCCTGCACATTTCTTGGTTTATCGTTCCACAACTCTCTTCCCGCTCTTTGTCCATAAAAGAAAGATAACTTTTCAAGGATATCGTTCGCCTGTTTCGCGATATCCGGGATATCTTCCATGCAACCATGGATAATATTCTGGCACTTGTTCACTGCCCTGTTCCATTCTAAATCTTCATTACTTTCCACACCCCTGTAAATATTGCTTGTCTCTTCCAAAATCTTCTCTAATACGTTCATTCCACATTCTCCTTATCTGCATACTTCTCCACAATATCTACTGCACAAGTCAGCCCATAAATATAGCTTTCCAGTTCTTCCGCTGTTTTGCTTGCTCCGTGTCTTTTCCTTTCTTCCTTCAAGGTTTCGTAGGCGTCATTTTTCATGGATTCGATTTCTTCCACGATTTTCTCCGGTATATTCATTTTCCCTCTCCACTTCATTGTCGTATTTCAGGCACTTTCCATCCTTGTACGCTACACATTTCTCTTTAATACACGGATGTAACACTGGTCTGACAAAATCTCCATTCCCAATAAACATTGCTTTTACCTCTTCTTTTCCCGTTAAATCAGGGCAAAATAAAATCATCACTCCACCTCCTCATATTCCGGACACTCCACACAATACTCATACATGTCCTTATCTGCACACTGTATATTACAAATATCGTTGTCCGGACATTCTATGCAGCAATAATCGTGTCCGCATATACTTGTTAATTTACATCTTCCCATCATGATTATTCCTTTCTCAAATCTATCCTCTGTCCGCAATTCGGGCAGTGATCATATTCATCGTAATCTACTTCATACCTTGCTCCACAGTTCGGGCATAACCATTCATCCCATACAAATGTTCCGTCTGGCGCATATCCGTCCCCTTCATACGTTGGTTTCTTCGCCGTATCACGCTCTTTCAGCTCGTGCATCTGCTCCAACAGCTTCGCACACTGGCTGTTTGTAAAATCATTCACCTTGTTATATTGGTTCAAAATATCGCGCACAAACCGTCCCATCTTACACTCTGCGCATTTATCTTCCAGTTGCTCTCCGTTTAACTGATCTGGATACTTGCACAGGTTGTCGCAGATATGCTCCATCATTTCCGTTGTGATCCCATCCATCCATGTTTCTTCTGTTTTCGCCATTAGTCATTCCTCCTACACCTCATATCTTTGCAGAAATACAATTCCGTCCCTCTCTTTGTCTTTACATACTCAAAATCTCCGATAATTTCCCGTCCGCAGGAAGAACAGATATGTACTTCATTTTTCTTCGGATTCTCTTTCTTTTTTTCATAGCCTACTGTAAATACCTCCGCATTAATATCCGGTTTGGATTCGATACCGCCCTGTTGAGTCGGCAACTTGTCCGCACCCAGCCCTCGTGAAACTCCATGTAATTTGCGATTGTTCCAAAGATATCCTTAACCGAAGTTTCCTGTTTCTTTGACTCAGGCAGCATATCATTGTCTTTTAAAAAGTTTTTAAACGTTTCAATACTCGCATCGATTCCGCTCTCTTCGCTTATTGCTGCATAGATGTTCTGGATCGTAAGTCCGTATTCGATCATGCACTTAATTTCTCCCTTGTACGGTTCGTATTGTTTTCTTTTATTTTCCATTTTTCTTAACCACATCCTCTTGTTTGCTATTACCCTCTTTTTCACTTCTTTTCCAGTAATATCCTCAAGTACTCTGCAGATATGCTCATCCGTGCATCCGAGATTTACCATCTCTTCGATCTGGAACTTGTAGGGATCCAGAAAGTGTGCTTGTCTACTCATTTCCCTCTCACCCTGTTCTTTCTCTTCCGCTTTGTACTGCCGCGCGTAAACAAATCCATATTTCCGTGTCTCAATCCGGTAGGCTGTTTCCTGTAGACTCTAAAGCCGTATCTTTTTCTGTTCATGTTTGCCTCCTAACTGAAACTTACTTCCGGCTCTTTCTGTGGACATATTTCTCCATCTGCTTCCATTTCGTTTATGATGATTTTCGTTCCCGCTCTTTGCAATCTCATTAACAACATGTCAAATTCCCCGAGATATCGAAGAGACTGGATATTCACACATCCTAAATTATCAAGTGTATTCTCTTTTTCAAAATCCCATTTTGATATCGGAATCTCGATGTTTAATTCTTCATCATGATCGTTTTCGAAAACAATCACCGCCCTATGCACAGAACTCCAAACAGGTCTTTCACTCTCTTCTATTCGCATCTCGCATCCGACCGATTCGTAGTATGGTCCATCGTCAAACTCCACTTCCAGGCCAGTTGTACTGATCTTCTTCTCGCACATTTTAATCCATGCTTCAAACAGATCCGTGACTTTAATCTCTTTTTCTTCCTGCTTGATTGATAAATCCTTAAAATTCTCCAGAATCTTTTTATTCTCAATGCAAGCATCAGAATTTACAATTTCAGTAAGCACCGTATCCAACTTTGGAAGGTATTCCGAAAAATCATACTTCTCTATGTACGGCACCATGACTTCTTCTATTTTTTTCTTCAGTGCACTTTCTACTTTTCCCCATCTAAACGTTTTTTCTATTGCCGATTCTATTGATTCCTTGAATTTATTTCTGAGGATTTCCTTTACTTCTTCCTCGGAAAGGCACTCCTGTGCCATTTTAAATAATTCTTCTTTCATTTTGCTCCTCCTTAATTCGAATTCAACAGCTGCTCTTCCAGAGAGTCCATGTCGTATCCTCTGCGTTCGAAGTTATTTAAGTTTCTGCTTACTGGCGGTTTTGCCGTCCTCTCTGGTGGCTGATAATTTTTGTCGAGATAATCTTCATATCCGGTGTTAAAAAAGGTGCTGCCGTATTGTGGTTTTCTCCATTCATTTTCTTTCAGATCTTCTTTATAGCGTTTTATCGCTCTTTCGAATTGCTCGTAGCCAATATCAAGTAGCCTTTCCTTGCTCTTTTTACTTACCTGCCCTTTTCCTTTTTTCTCCGGATATTTTTTCCATAATCGCTCAAATAACTCTTCTATCTCTTTTTCTTTCTCTTTTCTCTTTACTCTATCTCTATTCTCTTTCTCTATCTCTTTCTCTGTGTTACACAATGTTACTGTATCGTTACAATGTAACGCTTTTCGCTCACGATGCGCTCTAACTCGTTGTGCGGAGTCACTTTCTGATCCTATTGATTCTTGCGTTTCCGTCATTAAATACTCATTATCATCACATAAAATCATAAGTCCTTGCGCAATCAAAAATTGAATTGTAACGCCTACATTTTCCGGGTCTTCATCTATCTTCAATGCCATTTCCTCTACAAAATTCTCTTCGATGCCATCAAAATATAACTTTCCATCACATTCCAGACTGTAAAGCTGCATTTTTAGATATATGATCGTGTAAGTATCTCCACCGGCTATTTTCCTGAGTTTTTTTATTTTTGGCTGACTAAAAAAGTTGTTTTTCAGTTTTAGCCAGTAATACTTTTTAGCCATAATTCTCCCGAGACTTTCGCTCCTTTCCTCCCGGGATTCCTCCCGGGATATGTATTCAACGTAGTGTGACGTACCTGAACATGAACGGGTTACAATTTATAACAAGGCTCTCTACCTCATTACCTCTTCAATCCGGACAATGATTGACGGGATTCCACTTGTATACTCAAACTCATGCGTTGTATTCACGACATGAGCCGGATCATCATTAACAATCACATCGCATTTCTGCAATGCGTCCTCAATCACCTTGTCCGCAAAACTAAAAACATTCATTCTATCCCGTTTATTGCCTTTTTTCGGCTCTTTAAACATATAGTGCAGAATGATAGGCTTATCTGTTTTAAAACGCTTTAAACCAAGTCTGACGGCGTTACAGGCTATCATCTGATACTGTTGCTTCATTCGATTTCCTGCTTTCGGGTTCTTCCCGATCTCATGTATGTAATCATTCAGACCCGGGAAACAATGTCCTTTGTAAAATTTCCCTCTGATTTCAAAAATATGATTGTCCATATCGTTCCCTAAATTCCTCTCGTGTATGGTTCTGCTCATAGATTGCCTGCCCTACCATCTTCGACAGTGCCATGCTTACACCATCTCCATGTATCCTTTTGTGGCAATCACTACATACAGGCAGGAGCAGCTTGTCCTCCGTTCCTTTTTGCCTTCTTCCTTTTCCACAGATCAGGTGATGCCCCTCGATGTTGTATGGTTTCCCGCATATCAAGCAAAACTCAACGTATTCCGTAACCACAGTGTCTGACTTTTTCATCTATACCTCTCCTATCAAATTATCTGGCCAGATTGGTGCTTTTAGTATTTTGGTGTGCTTGCACCAGTCGCAAACTTCACAACGGATTGGATCGATTTCTCCATTTTTCAGAGAGAGAATCTTTGACACATTCATCTCCATTCCAGACAAGCAATCATTCATCCATTCCTGCGGGATCTGGATAATCTCGATATCTGGCACTTTCTCCTTGCTGGCTGCTGCGATATAAAACGGCAACCGCTCCCCTGTATTGATCCTCACTACCTCTTGGTATACGGCAGCCTGTATGTCATAGCCCCAAAACCTCACAAAGTCCATCAGTCCCATGTCTTTCGCATAATGCGCTTCTCTCAGGGATTTCATTACTTTCAAATCAACGATGCATTTACCGGGCAAATAGCTGTCAAGCTTCACTTTCCATTTCGCTCCAAATAGATCAGCTGTAAAGATTTTCTGCTTTTCTCCACTCATAAACATCATGAATAAAGGGTCTCTTTCGATTCTATTTATGATCTCTTCTGCTTTTCGGTACTCTGCCTTTAACTCTCCTTTTTTTGTAAATATCTCTGTGTTATGAGCCTTAAACAAATCAAGCGTTCCTTCGAAATGCGAATCCACATAAGAGCCAACCAGAAGTGCTGTTGTTTTCTCCATCTCCCAGTAACCATTCAGCTTTGCAAGTGCCTGTTCCTCACACCCAACACGTCCGATTGTTCCGCAGAAATCCTTATACTGCGAGACGCTGAGATACTCCCGATTTGCTTCTTTGCTGTAATAATTTTCCTGTGTTAAAATCATTCGAATACCTCTTCTGCTTCTTGCACTGCTGCTTCAAAATCAAACGGGTTTTCCGCTACTCTTGTATCGCTTTTGGATATGTCCTCTGCTTCACCCTCGACATAAACCCCCATAAGAGAATTTGGAGTATATACCCGAGCAAAGAACGCAGCCGCACGATATGCAAGCATCTGCTCCGGCATGGTTTTCCATTTACTTCCTGTTTTTTCATACCATCCCTCTTTTTTAGCCATTTCGATCGTCACTGTAGTTCCTTTGATTTTCTCTCCACTATCTTTATATTCTGCTTCAATTCTGCATCCCCAATTATCTGTATGAGGTGTTCCATCGTACACCGGACGGACGTTTTTAAATTCTGTATTCGCCCGGATCATACTCATACAAGCCTGTCCACTCCATGTAGGTTTACCTTTTACAACATACAGGTTCTGCATGACCATCATAGGGGATACACCCATCCGATTCGCCATATCTACTGCAATCGTGCAATCCATCGGCTTGCCTTGGTAATTCTGTGGCACCAGCTGCGATGTAGCAAACATTTTTCCAATATCAAAAATCTTTTGAAAACTCTGGCTGTCCGCAAATGGACTCAATTCGTGTTTTTCCTCTTTTACAATCATTTCTTCCATATCGATTCTCCTTACGTTTTAATTTTCATGTACCCAATTCCCGGAATAAAACCATTCCACCAGCATTTCTTTAAATTCCTTCTGGTCATCCGGTGTACCGTGCAAGCATCTTTCCAGTGCATATTCAAACGCCTGGTCTTCTGTTACTACCGTGTCTTTCTCTGGTCCGATACCTACATACATCATTCGTCCTCCGTCTTGTCCACTGCCATTTCCAGCAATACCCCAACTAAAATAATTGCATCATCTAGTTGCTTATCTGTTGCAATACCGTCAAACAAATCGTAATCTCCATCAGTAACAAATCCGTTTTCTCGTGCGGTTAAAAATATTCTGCTACCGTAGTTCGAAAATTCAATGTTTACGTACGGATACCCATTCCTACCTTCTCCACGCTCTTGAATCTCAAGAATTAAGTCTAAAAGTTTATGTATTTTTTCTCTATCCATTGCTTATCCTCCTAAAATCTGTTAATATATTCTTGATTTTTTGTTAGAGTGCCTACGGCTCCCCAGCCTTTTGTAGGCGCTCATTTTTAATACCCAAACGCCAGATACCACGCCAGCATCACCAGGATAAACCCTATCATCATCGCACCAGCTCTGATCCAATAAGGCTTGTCCTTTGGTTCCGGCAGATCTACCGATACGGAGCGGATGTCCCAGCTATTTAAAGTGTTGGGTTGCTGAGTGGTCTGGCATTGGTAAGTTCCTTTAATTTCCATGTTCTTCCTCCTTTAATTTCACAGATTTCTTCCCACGCTCTTCCAATCTGACACGGTAGTTTGTAAGATATGAGATCGCGCCTTGTTTCTGGGTTTCGGTATCACCGTCTATCCTCTCTGTGGATTCCAGAGTTTGAATAAATCTCTCGATCTGCTTAACTGTCAACCTCTTCATCAGATCACCCCTGTCTGCAACTTCATTGCCCGCTCCGCGGCTCTCATTTCTTTCTGGATAAATTTCTCCAGTTCAGATGTCCGGTACATTATGGCACTGTGCTTGTTGGCTGGATTTAATAAAAACGCTACCTGCTGCCCCGGTGTATTCCAGACTCTTCTTAAAAATTCTGGTGGGTATCCTTGCTTGATAAGTTCCTTTCTGCTCATAATTTCTTTTGGATACGTCAATTGTCTTTCTCCTCCTTTTCTTCTTCCTTTTTCTGACTCTTCTGCGAAGCCATAGCCTCCGCAAAGCCGAGAAAATACCCTTTATTCATGTCCGACATATCCGGCAGTGCTTGCGCCACTTTTCTGATGATTTCTTTCTCTTTCTCGCTCATGCGTACCTCCTTATGCTGCGTTTAAAAACTTATTTACAAAATACTGTTGCCCTTTACCTGTCACTTTTGGCGTGCGGTTAATCTTATTGCACCCGTTTCCATCGATATGTACGGATTCTTTAATCTCAAACAATCCCATGTCCATGCTCCTCTGTGTTGGTAAGTTCCAGTCTGTTCCTTTTCTCTTAATCAGATATCCGTTTTCACGCATCCAACCAAACAATCTCTGCGCTCCAATATTTACACCATTCTGACGCAAGATTTTAGCCAAATCGCCGACAAGAATAGAAGTGTTAGCTGTTGTAATAGCCTGTCCAAGCACTGCGTGCGGCTTCATTTCCTCAATCTGTGCTGTCTGCTCTTCAATGGTCTTCTGCGCTTCCAGAACTGCCAGTGCAAGAAGTTCTTTACCCTGCGGAACGTGCTCTTTGATGATATTTTCCATCTCATGAAACCGTTTGATGTATTTTGCTGTGAACTCCGTCCCTTTTACTCCTGTAAGCTTGTGAGCAATAAACTCGCATCCCTCTTTTGTGATTAAATAGCACGGATACTCTTTTCCTCTCTCGTTTTTGTACTTAGATTCTACAAAGAAATCTGACTCACCAATTTTGGAGAGTGAAAGTTGTTCGATGTATGTGCGGATATCTCTAAGCAATTTATCATGCGCTTTTCCTACCATCTCAGCAACTTCCCGGCTGTCTAATTTCTGTTCTAATTTGTTCAATACTTTTTACCTCCTATTTTTATTGCCGTCGTAACCTCCGTGGCGGGATTGCTTTCTTTTTGTTTATCTCCTATACTGTAAATACAGGGCACTGCCATGCCTGAGTATTACGAAAGGAGCGATTTTATGAGACGTTGTAATTCACCTTTTAACGGAAAGCAATTTGTTTTAAACAAAAACACTGGAGAAATTCACGATCTAGACCGCGAAACACCGCAATGTCAAATCGATGAAATAAAACCAGAACATGTTTTTAACTGCGACACTTATACAGAAGCTGTGATTTTTGCTTCCATGCTTGCTGTAAACAGAAACGGCTGTGCTTACTGCATGCCTGAAAAGAATAGAGGATAATCACTTTCTTGAGCTGCTTCTAATGTATGTCGCAGCTCTTCCTCTGAAATTTCCTTTTTTAAAGCCTCTTCCAGCTTTTCAGGCGTTTTAAATTCTTCCGCCAACGCAATGATCATCTCACTGAATTCTCGTTCAGCACTAATCGCTTTTAAAAGTTCGAAATTATTTACAACCCCTTTTCTCTTTCGATTTAAAAATCTTTCTACGAATTGCCATCCTTGCGTTTCTTTCAATTCTTCCCACTCTTTTTCGGGAAGCTCAAAAGATATTGCTGCGATGGATTCTCCACTTAAAAATGTTTTGCGTGTGCAAAAAATTTCATGCATCTCTTCACTCCTCCTTTCTTGTATTCTGTCCTCTGCATCTTCCGGGCTTGGAACCGGCTTCGGCTGCATTACAGTGCCAGAATGCGTCCGGCGGTTTATCAGAGCTGTTGTCATTTTCTTCAAGCCCAAGATCAATCAACATATCATTGAATTGATTGGAAATCTTTAAAATAAATTTTGTTAAAATAATAAGAGATTTCACATTCCCACGATCTGCTATCTTCCTGTGAGCTGATAGCAGATTTTTTATAACTGTCCTTCTAATGTAAAATCCAAATTCTTCTTTTATTTTCATTTTCATTTCCTCGCTTTCGGTTTGTTTGTGTTGTTGTTTTCTTGTTGATGAACAAATAATAACTCGTTTTACCTTGTTTGTCAATAAGATTTTTCAAAAAATTAAATATTTTTCTTGTTGACTAACAAGTATAATAATGATATACTGATTTCAGAAAGGAGGAAGCCTTTTGGAATTAAATATAGGAGAAAGAATTGAAATCTTAAGAAAAGACTTAAGTATGTCTAGGAGAGTTTTTGGAGAAAGACTTGGCGTCAGCGAAAGCGTTATTGTTAATATAGAATACGATCGTTTGAAGCGCCCAGATCAAAAAGAATCCTTATATAAGTTAATTTGCAAAGAATTCAATGTAAACGAAGAATGGTTAAGAACCGGAAACGGTGAAATGTTTATCCCGTTGACAAGAGACCAGTTGATTACAGACTTTGCTGCTGATCTTATAATGGAAAACGATACATTTAAAAAGAGATTAGTAGAAGCTCTTGCAAAGTTGGATGAAAATGAATGGGAAGTCCTAGAAAAACTCGCTGAGAGCTTAATTAAAAAAGACTAGGGTTCCCCTAGCCTAAAAGTTTTTTGCAGAATCGGTATACAAGTTCCAACATCTCAATGTTGTTGGACTTGTTAACCAATTCAATGATAAGTTTTTTGTAGTCCATTCGCGATCCCCCTAACTGCAAAAACACATGTTCGAAATCCCTAAACATATAATACTATTTCATTGGATAAAAATCAATATTTTGTTCGAACATTTGTTCTGTTATTTTTTGGTACTTATGTACCTCTCTATTAAGTAAACAACCTAAAACAAGGAAACTTACGCGAAATTGGACAATCGTCCCAGATCTGGGACACTTATTGATATGGAGAGTCGATAAGGTCGAAAATTCGGACTTCTAATCCTTTGGCAAGTAATTCCAGCGTGTCGGCTGTCGGTGATATTTCACCATTTGCAATACGGTTAATCGTTGATTTTGATATTCCGGTCGCAATGGATACTTGCCGAGTAGATAGGTTTTTATTGGACATGATCTTATCGAGTAATATCTTCATAATATTTTAATTGTAGTATATTCCAAATCTGGAAACTACAGGTAAATAATGGTAATGATATAACCGCTTCGGCGTTTATATAGAGTAAAGTGGTGTTAATGTACATAAGAAAGTGAGGAAACTATGAAAAAGAAAATTGTAGCAATGCTATTAGCGGGAATTATGGCATTATCAATTACAGCATGTGGTGGGGATGCCGAACCATCCAAAGACACCGAAACAAAGACAGAAGAAACAACAGACCAGAAAGAAGAGAAGAAAGAGCCTTTGGATTTAACTGGAACATGGAAATCAGAAGAAGTCGAAGGGTCATATCAAGAAGCTACGATTTCTGATGATGTAATAGAAATAAATTGGGTGTCTGATGGAGGAAATACAAAATCACTTTACTGGGCTGGCACTTACGTTGCGCCAACCGAGCCAACTAACGATTACGCATGGACATCGGAAAACGATAAAGAAAAAACAGGGATGGCGTTACTAGCATCAAGTGACGATACAAAAGAATTTACATACAAAGACGGTGTGATTAGTTATGAAGCGTCCGCTATGGGAACTACAAAAAAGGTCGAGTTAACTAAAGAATAAAGCATTGAATTAAGAAAGGGGAACATGCATTGATTGATTTTCAGAACAAAAAAGTATTCAAATTAAGCAAAGGAAAAGAAAAGAACATTCCGAAAGAAGTTTTCAGCTTGCTTGTAACTAATGAAGAAGTGGCCGGGTATTACTCTTCGATGAGAGACTTCGTTGTTTTTACAAACAAAAGAATTATTGCATGCAACGCGCAAGGTATTGCAGGAACTAAAAAAGATTATACATCGTTGCCGTATTCAAAAATGCAAGCATTTTCGGTTGAAACTTCTGGCACTTTCGATATGGACTCAGAACTCACTGTTTGTTTTAGTGGATTAGGAACAGTAAAATTTGATTTCACCTCGAACTCAGATGTGCAATCTATAAATAGACTTATAGCGTCACACGTTTTATAAAATAAAAACCGCCCCTGCGCCAACAGAGACGGTATACATATCCGAAGATATGCGATTAAAATCCAAGAATATTGTATCATCTTCGGAAACAGCTTGCAAGCGGAACATATGTTTTGCGCTGGCTGTTATTTTTATACTAAAATTTAAGGAGATGATGAAATGGGAACTAAATACAAGCGCGGAAAAGACGGATATTTCCGCACAAAAGCATGGGATGGAACTTATAATACAGATGGAACGAAACACCGCCAAAATCTACAGACAACAAAGTCCAGTAAAGAGCTGGAGCGGATTGTACAGGAATTTAAAGCAAAGGTCGAGAGCCGGCAGAACATCCGGAAGACGGACATTACATTCCGGGAATACGCAAAGAAATGGAAGGAAGTATACAAGCACTCCAAAGAGGGTAATACAAAGGCAATGTACAGCAATATAATAGACAAGCACTTTATCCTACTTGATGGAGTTAAAGTATCCGATATTGGCAGAATCCACCTGCAGCTCTTACTAAACAATGCAAACGGAAAGCCAAGGACACAAGAGCAGATCTACATGGCATTTAAACAGGTTTTGGGAAGTGCTATGGCGGACAAAATCTATCCGCCGGTACTATACGAGGAAATCTTTGCAAGCATCCAAAAACCTAAATATAAGGCGCCGGATAAACGCCCTCTGACGGAATCTGAGAAGAAAGCTGTCTTTGCCGCAGAGTACAAATACGACAGGGATCAGGTCTACACATATCTGATCTATGGCTGCGGAATGCGCAGAGAAGAGACACTGGCTCTTACGGTGTTTGACTTTAACTTTAAAAACAACACCATTACAGTCAACAAGGCTTTTGAATTTGCAACCGGTAACGGGCAGCCTACTCTAAAAGGTACTAAGAGCGATAATGGAGACCGTACTCTCCCGATACCAACAAAGATATTGCACATTGTGAAAAACTTTGTAGAATCCGCAAGAGCGCGTGGAAAAACTTATATTTTTACCATGCAAGGCGGAGAACCGATGTCTAAGAGCAGCTACGATAAAATGTGGGTGAGAATCCGCAAGGCGTTGCAAGAGCAATCGGAAGAACAGATCACCGGTCTTACATCACACGTATTCCGGCACAACTACTGCACCAACCTGTGTTACCAGATTCCGAAGATCTCGATCAAGAGGATTGCGCAGCTACTGGGGGATTCTGAAAAGATGGTAATAGAGGTTTACAATCACATAATCATGGAAAAAGAGGATGCTGATGGGGCAGTCAATGATGCCATGAATTTTTAGGACAAACATGGGACAAAAATGAGACATTAGACAGAAATGAGACATTTAGAATCGTTTAAAATCGTTTGAAATCGATTATAGAATTAAGACATAAAAAGAGCGGAAACCCTTGTAAATACTGGATTTCCGCCACTTTAAAGCAATGAGCGTGCGGGGATTCGAACCCCGGACAACTTGATTAAAAGTCAAGTGCTC